GAAGACTCCCCGCCTTGCTTAATGTTAATTGATGCCATGAAAGGGCGTTGGGATTTTCCTGAACTGAAAGCAGTCGCCATGGATCAATATACCTATTGGAAGCCAGAGGCCGTCGTCATTGAAGCAAAGGCATCCGGTACACCGCTCATCCACGAGCTACGCCGAACGGGTATTCCTGTTTTTGATTTTGTCCCTGGACGAGGGAGAGATAAAGTTTCAAGAGTCAATGCATGCGCTCCTGTATTTGCATCAGGCCATGTATTCTATCCTGAAGGTAAACAATTTGCGTTAGAAGTAATTGAAGAATGCGCCTCTTTCCCCTATGGTGAAAACGACGACCTGGTCGACAGCACCACACAAGCTGTGTTAAGATATAGGGAAGGTAATTTCATATCTGCAGACTATGATTTTGAACCTACAGATGAAGTAAAATTACCACAGGAATTTAAATATTATAATTGTTAGTTATGCACGAAAAAAATATTACAAAAAGTTATAAAGCAAAAGGTAAAACATATTACTACAATGTTCCAACAGTAGATGTTCCTTATGCTTCAGAAGGATCTTTAAAATCAGCATATGGTAAACAATTTGAATCTTTAGATAAAGCTGTTAAAGAAGCAAAAAGAATTTCAAAAGAGTCCGATAAATATAAATCAGGCGGGCTCATCAGCGGTAAACCAAAACTAGCTAAAAAGGGCTGGAAGTAATGGCTAACAATGTAATTTTACGAGAAGATGAAATCGCAAGTCTAGATCAAAATAAACTAGAACAAGCAAAAAAGAAATTTGTTAATACCGCCTATCAAGTTACCAAAGAGGTAGCACCTATCACAGGAGAATTATCTGCATACGAATACGCTATGCAAGATGCTCAGGAATTAGCCAGAGCTGCAAGAAAAGAACCAGGCTATGAAGACATGACTCCACTCGAAGCCTTGGGTAGAGTAGGCATGGTAGGACTTGGAGTATTAGGAACCATTCCTGTTGTCGGTTACGGTCCGAAGATGATTCGTAAAGGCATTGCATCCTTAATGCCAAAACGTACTCCTGCTTCTACAGCAAGAAGTCCTTATGAGCCTTTGATACGAGAGATTAGAGCTGGGAACCAAGAACGAATTGATAGTATGACAGAAAGTACAGGCTATCAAGAGTATGTTAGAAATTTACCCGAATATCGAAGAACCCCTGAAAGAGAAAGAGATAATCTCATAGAATATATTCAATTAAGCCCTACAGAACGAAATCAATTCGTAGAGGCTGGTATAGAACGTGCCAACGCTACGATTCCTCCGATGCGAATAACGGAAACAAGTACGAGCAAAGGAGAACGAAAAAAGTTAGAATTAGAAACTCTACAAAAAAATAAAAAGGATTATGAATTAACGGTTGCAAAAAATTCTAATGCATTAGTGTCTAAGAATACAGAACCCTTAACCTTCGGACGAGGGACGACGGCCAAGCCCACGGGAACGGTAAAAGATTATTTAGGATCGGAAGCATTTGATTACGTCAATCAATACGGTAATGACGCCTCTGCAAAACAGTGGTTAGGGTTTTTAAAAGCAGCTAGACAAAAAGGAATTAAAGCAGAAGAGTTAGAAGATGCTGGCGTGCTAATTTTTAAAGGAGACGAAGTAGTAGGAGGAGAGATATTTGATATTGCTAAAAACAGTCCTGAAGCAAGATTAACCAAAGCAGAAGTATTATCATTATTAGAAACGAATCCTTCTTTTCGTATGGTGGAGAAAGATTATAACTTTCCTTTACACAAAGAAGAACTAATTAATTTATATCCGACATTAACCAATCAAGGAAATGAACTGAAAAGAATACTAACCGATTATTCTTTTAATTTAGAAAAAGTAAGTGAAAGAGCTCCCTTCGATAGTTTAAACAAAGACATTTCAGATAGAATAGTAGATGCTGCCGACATGCTGAGAAGATTTTCTTCTAGAGATATTTTTGCTAAAAACATTGATACCACTATAGAAAAAATTGATTCTATTTTACCTCAGTTAGGAGATAACGATAAATTAATTGCTCGTAATTTTAGAGATCAATTAGATACGATGAAAAAACTAGCAGTTAAAGGAAGCGCAGAAACGAAAGCTCCTAGACACAGAACTGATTTTCCTGAAGGAGGATTTGATTATAGAGAAAAAGTAATTTATTTAAACGAACCTATTGCAGGTAACTCTACACCACTACAAGTTAACAGTTCTCATTTTAACGAACCTAACGTACCTGTATTTGTACGATACGATACTCGTGGAGTAGATAATTATGGAGACACGTTGTTTATAGGAGAAGTACAATCGGATCCCCATCAAGGTTTGCGAGAATCATTCGGTAAACAGAAATTTGAATTTGATAGAAAACGAAGTAATGTAGATCCTACTTCCCTACGACGAAATAATCCGTCCGCAGGTAAACTATCCAGTAGTCTAAATAAAAATGCAAAAAAAGACATACAAGATAAAATCCAAGCTTTAGTAAAAAAGCATCAGGTAGAACCTTTAAGTAAATCAGAATTTGATCAACTATTCAACTTACGAAAAGAATATAATAAATTAGATGCCGTAGATAAACGTAGACCAACAAACATGACTGATATAAATCAAGCTACCTCTATTGAACAAACCATAAATCAAGGAAGAGGAGGAAGAGACTTTGATACCAAAGCTTTACTGTATGACTACATGCCTATGGGGAAAGAAGCTACTTGGACACAGATGGCTGTGAAGTCTATGGTTAATGAAGCCAGAAAAAGAGGTAAACGATATATCGCTTTAGCTCCTGCTGATCTGTATCAAATGACTGCGAATGAGACAAAGAAAAGATCTTTGAAGATAGAAAGGTTTTATGGATTAAGTCCAAGAAAACTTCCTGGTAGAGGAATAGACGGAGAATTTTTAGGCGGTCCTGAAGCCATGGGTAAATATCGAGATTACCAAAAAGATATGTCGCAAGTAGCGGATGCCTTTGAAGACGCTCCGATTATAGGTACAGGACAAATTAAAGGAACTGCAGATATGGTAAAGGCTATGCAGAACGTAGCAAAACAAATAGGTGCAAAAAGCACTGTGAAACGTGTGTATCACACCGATCCAAATAAACCTTATAAACTTATTTATACAGGCAATAACGAAAGATCTACTCTACCTTCTTTAGCCTTTAAAACAAAAGCAGAAAGAGACATCTTTTTAGAATCAAAAGACCCTGACTTTTATAAAATAGTAGATATAAAAGATTACAATGATCCTAGAAATTACATCGAAAGTGTAGTAATAGATATACAAGGGGCTAAAAAAGGTCCTATGAAAGCATATAAACTTGGAGGATTGGTAGAAGTCAAAAGAGAATTGTTCGCACCATTATTTTAATTATGTTTGACAAATTTATTTCAAAGTATATGAAAACAACTGCCGATCCATCGGCCAACATCGAGGAACAATTGTCGCAAGTAGATCAAACATCGGGAGGAGTAGAAGGTGCAAAAAAGAAATACGGTATCTCTCTTAAAAAAGGTGGTAGAGTAAAAAAGATGCAACAAGGTGGAGTCACTTTTGATTTTGATGCTGCGAATAAAAAAGCGATGGGTGAAATTCGTGGAAACATGATGCAGTCTATGTCTAAAAATATGAACATGGCTGATTTTATTAATATTATGAGAAACCCAACTAAAGCATCTGAACAGTTAAGTGGAATGTATCAAGTTAAACAAAGAGGAATTCCAGGATTCCAAGCTTACAAAAAAGGTGGCTTTGTCTGTAAAGGAAATGGACTAGCTCGTAAGAAAAAAACAAGGATGTATTAATGTCAAGTGAATTTGAAAATGATCAAGTTGAATTAGAAAGCCCAGGTCTTATCGCTGAAGATGTAGATACTGTAATTGACGAGGATAACAATGTCATTGCTGGTGAGCCCCTACCCGAAGAACCTATGGAAGAAAGTTTTTATGCTAACCTAGCAGAAAACATTGACGAAAGAGAATTAGCTAAAATAGGAAATGAGTTAGTTGCAGATTATGAACAAGATAAAACTTCTAGGCAAGAATGGATTGAAACTTACACAAAAGGATTAGACCTATTAGGATTTAAATACGAATCACCTACTAGACCTTTTCTTGGAGCTGCAGGAGTTACTCATCCATTGTTAGCAGAATCTGCTACACAGTTTCAAGCACAAGCATTCAAAGAATTACTTCCATCAGACGGTCCTGTTCGAACAGAAGTTGTGGGAGCAGACACCGATGAAAAAATAGATCAAGCAGGTCGTGTCAAAGATTTCATGAACTACATGCTGATGAATAAAATGGAAGAGTACACACCTGACATGGATCAAATGTTATTCTATCTTCCTTTAACAGGATCTACTTTTAAAAAAGTATATTACGATGGCATCATGCAAAGAGCATGTTCTAAATTTATTAAAGCAGAAGATCTTGTAGTTCCTTATAATGCTTCGGATTTATCGGACGCACAACGAATTACACAAATCATTCAAACCAGCGATAATGATTTACGAAAACTACAAGTATCAGGATTTTATAGAGACATTGATTTACCAAAACCAGCGTACAAAGAAGATAAAGCACAAGAGAAAGTATACGAGATTGAAGGTATAGCTTCTAGTCAAGGAACAGATAAAAATCTTATGTACAACTTAATTGAAGTACATACTAATTTAGATTTACCGGGATATGAAGATGAGAATGGAATTAAGATTCCTTATGTCGTGACCATTGATGAAGACTCTAGACAAGTATTATCGATTTACAGAAACTACAAAAAAGAAGATCCGTTAAAGCAAAGAAAAAATCATTTTGTTCATTTTAAATTTTTACCAGGATTAGGATTTTATGGATTTGGTTTAATTCATATGATTGGTGGTTTATCTAGAACTGCTACTTCCGCATTACGTCAATTATTAGATGCTGGTACTTTATCTAATTTACCTGCTGGATTTAAATCTAGAGGAATACGAGTACGAGATGATGCGCAGCCTTTACAACCAGGAGAATTTAGAGATGTCGATGCTCCGGGAGGAAATATTAGAGATCAATTTATGTCGCTTCCGTTTAAAGAACCATCGGCGACGCTATTTCAATTATTAGGATTCTGTGTTGAAGCAGGAAAACGATTTGCTTCTATTGCTGACATGAAAGTCGGAGATATGAATAATCAAGCTCCTGTAGGAACAACGATGGCTATCTTAGAACGAGGTTCTAAAGTCA